GGTATCAGCCTTGGCCAATACCAATGTACCAGATGTTACTAACAAGCTAACAGTAGATCACAAACAAGAATTAACTATTGATCCTGTTGTAGCTGGATGTGGCATGAGTGATACTATGTCAATTGCAGAGATTGCTGGCCATGAGAGTCTCATTTATCAATTCTTATGGGACACATCGGACTCAATTGATAGTCTCTTGTCTTCCATACGGGTTGATCCTGCACATTGGAGCAATGTGGGTAGTGCGTATTTGTTTCCAGGTACTGCAGCTGCGGCTTTACCCTTCAAGTATTGGACAGGAACACTGAAGTTTCGATATCAAATTGTTTGTTCAAACTTTCATAAAGGACGCTTGAAGATGGTTTATGATCCGTATTCGGTGTTGACGACGCCTGACAATTTCAATTCAAATTTTGTACAGATCGTTGATATAGCTGATGAAACGGATTTTACCATCGCTGTAAAACCAGGACAGGCCACTACATGGATGAGACATGCCAAACCTGGCGTAACGACGGCTACCAATATGAAGAATAATTTTAATTTGAATCGTTTTTCTTTTGGTAACGGCGTTCTCAATTGCTACGTTATGAATGAGCTCACGTCACCAAATGAAACTATTTCAGCGCCCGTGACGGTCAATGTTTACATTAGTGCCGGTGACGATTTTCAAGTCGCCGCCCCTGATCCATATTTCCAAAATTTTGTGTTTCGGCCCCAATTGGGACTTGAAGCACAAGTGGGTTTGGAAGCTGATGTTGAAACTACGACGGAGCCAAACGCACCTGAGCAACAGCAATCGGATACGTTGGGCCAAGACAATCCTATACCTTTAGAGACAGATAAGGTTTTCATGGGTGAGTCTATCACATCGTTTCGCCCTCTATTGAAGAGATACAACCGGTGGACCGCTTATGGACCATCGGACTCGTTCAAAGAGATACATATGACGTATGCAATGTTCCCTTTTCTGAGAGGAAATGTACCTGGAGCAATTCATACAACAGCAGCGTTGGCTCCGTATAATTATTGCAATACAATTATGTTACATTGGGTATCCTACATGTTTAGTGGTTGGAGAGGTTCTATCCGTTACAAGATATTACCCATGAATGACACTGGTTTGTCATCAACTCTCGTATCCCGTATATCGGACGATACTATCGGGTATTCCCGAGTTGAGATTTCATTCCAGAATAATTTAACTCCAACATATCCAGCATCAGCCGTAGTGTATGATGATTCTCCCTTGGGAGATGATTCGGGTGTTACTGGTTCGGCTTATTCAAATCAAGTGGTTAATCCCGCTGTGGAA